GAACTATTAAATAAAAATGATTATATTAAATCTAATAAAACCTTTTTATTATAATGGCTGTACCTACAGGATTATCTAGAATATTAAATGATGTGGCCCCTCGAAGGATTAATAAAGTATCATTACAAATCCTAAAAATTTTATTTAAAATTAATACAGTTTTAAGTGAAATTAATTCTATTGACTTTTGTAATCCTTTAGGATATATTTTAACTAAAGCTTTACCTCCTGGAGGACTTTTAGAAGGTAAACTTTTAAAATATGGTAAAGACGCTCTAGATTTTGTAAATAATTTAGGAGATAAATTAAACCCTTTAAGATTAGATAATGAAACTGATGAACAATATAAAATTCGAATTCAATCCTATCAAGCATCTATTGAAGAAATAAGATTATCTTTAGAGGATATTATCCCTCCAGATGATTTAATAGCAATTATTCCTGGTGGAGAAGGTTTATCAAAAACTATTCAATCCTTAAATTTAGTTTTAGTTGCAACTAGTGATACTATAGATCCTACTACTGATATTATAAATAAAATTACTATTTTAAAATCATTTGCCAGAAAATTAACTCCCTTTTTATCCCCTATTAATATAGCTACTTTAGCTTTAGGAGGACAAGAAGCTGAAATCAATAAAAAATTAGCAGGTATAATTAAACCTGAAAGATTTAGAGAAAGTGTTGGTTTTTTAGTTACCCAAGTTAAAGCTATAGATAAAGCTATTGCCCAAATACAAACTACAGTTAAACTTATTAATACTATTTTAAAAATTATTAATGTATTAATTAAAATCTATAAATTTGTAGTTAAAATACTAACCAAATTGCCTACTCCATTAGCAGTAGGTGGGGGAACAGCTCCTGTAGTTTCACAAACTAATGCTACAGTTAATACTCAATCTGATAGAATTTCTAAAACTAATCAAATTATTGATGATTTAGGAAAAATAACTAGTCAAATCTCTAAATTTTTAAATAGTACTATTTTATTAAATATAAAACGAATAAGAAGAGAAATATTAAGATTATTAACTGGTCTTAATATTTTATATAAAAATCTTCGTGCTTGCCAATACACAAATGATGATACTGCTCTTTTAAATACTGTGCAAGGTAGTATTGATTCCTTAAATAATAATTTAGCTACTTTAGATGAATTATTCCCTACAGCAAAGGGTAATGCTATTTTACCTTCTTTATATAATGGGTATACAATTAATATTATAAAAGAAGAAGTAGTAGATGAGGGTATAACTTTATTAAGAAGAAGAGTAATAGTAGCTGATCAAAGAGGAGTTATAGAATATGAAGGGACATCTACTTATGCTCCTGATGATCAAGTATTAATTAAAGAAGGTCAATATTATATTGATAAACAAAATCAAACTCGCACTAGTGATGAAGGGAATGATTCACCTACAGACCAAGAAGTAATAGATATAGTAACATTAACTGGATTAAATCCTAATAATACTATTGTAGGTCCTGTAACACCTGATTAAAATAAGTTTTAATATTAAATATTTATAAACATGAATTTAGACGCTTTTAGAAAAGTAATTAGAGAAGAAGTAAAAAAAGCTATTCAAGAAGAAATGAGAGAAGTTCTACTTGAAGCAGTTAAATCGGCTAGTGCCCCAAAATCTTTTGAGAATAATAGCCCTACACTAATTCATACTGAAAATCAAACAAAACCAAAATTTTCAGAAATAATTGCTGAACAAAAACAATATAAACCTCAACCTCTAGTATCTACAGGTAATCCTATATTAGATATATTAAATGAAACTGCTCAAGCAGGTGAATGGAGAACCTTAAATGGAGGTGATTATAATGCATCTGATGCAGTAGGTTGGGCAGGAGGTGCTCCAGGTATGATGGGTGGTTCTAATACCCCTGTAGTAGCAACAGTAGATGAAATGCTTAAATCTCAAGGCCCTGTACGTGATATAAATGATGTAAGGATAGATGTTGTTCCTGATTTTACAGGCTTAATGAGTAAATTAAAAGAAAACGGTAAATTATAATGGCTTATAATATAATTAATATTAATCCTTTAGATCTATCTCCTAGTAAAGGAGTAGGAATTCAAATTCCATTTAATGGAACAACTGGATTAAATATTACCTATACAACAAAAGATGCTATTAAATCTAATATATTCAATTTCTTCCTTACAGGTAGAAAAGAAAGAGTAATGAACCCTACATTTGGTTCAGGAATTAGAGAACAAATATTTGAACAAATTACTCAAGGTACATCTCAAAATATAGAAGATATAATAAAATTTGGAATAAATGATTACTTTCCTCAAATACAAATAAACAGTTTATCAGTTAATACGTCGCCTGATCAAAATACAATTCAAGTTTATTTTAGTTATTCTATAAACAATACTAACATACAAGACGAAATTTTAATAAATTTCAATAATGGCTAATACAAAGACCGTACAATATTTAAATCGTGATTTTGATAGTTTAAAAGCACAGCTAATTAACTTTGCTAAAATTTATTATCCAAACACTTATAATGATTTTACAGAAGCATCACCTGGTATGATGTTGATTGAAATGGCTTCTTATGTAGGAGATGTTTTATCATTTTATATTGATAACCAAATCCAAGAAAATTTTCTACAATTTGCTAAACAAAGAAAAAATTTATTAGCTATAGCTTATAGTTTTGGGTATAGTCCTAAAGTTACTAGTGCTTCCTCAGTTAATGTTAATATATATCAAGCTGTACCTTCTATTTTATCTAATAGTGAATATGTACCTGATTTTGGATACGCTTTAATTTTAGAAGAAGGAACTCAACTTCAATCATCTATCAATAATGTTGCATTTTATATTAATGAGAAAATAGATTTCTCTAATTCAGGTTCATCACCTATAGATATTTCTGTTCTTAATTATGATCTAGACACTGGTATTCCTCTCTTTTACTTATTGCAAAAGACAGCGAAAGCTACGGCTGGAGCTATAACTACAACAACATTTACATTTAATAATCCTGAGCGTTTTCCTACCGTGACTCTTACTGATAATAATGTAATAGACATAGTTAGTGTAGTTGATAGTGATAATAATAAATGGTATGAAGTACCTTATTTAGCTCAAGATACTATATTTGAACCTACAGCTAATATAGCATCAAATAATCAAACTTTAGCCCAATATAGCGATACTACTCCTTATTTACTTAAACTAAAAAAAGTACCTAGAAGATTTGTTTCTCGTTTTAAAGCTAATAATTCCTTAGAACTTCAATTTGGGCCTGGTATTTCATCAGGAGCTGATGAAGAAATTATTCCTAATCCTGATAATATAGGTTTAGGTTTACCTTATGGGGTAGATAAGATGATGACTGCATGGGATCCTTCAAATTTTTTATATACTCAAACTTATGGTTTAGCCCCTTCAAATACTACTTTAACAGTAACCTATTTAAAAGGCGGAGGAGCTACTTCAAACATACCTTCAAATACTTTAACTAATCGTATTGGGGGAACTAATTCGTTTGCAGGTAATGGATTAGATCCTAATATGCAAAATACTGTAATTAATTCTCTTGCTTTTAACAATGATGAAGCAGCTGTAGGGGGAGGAGATGGAGATACTAATGAAGAAATAAGACAGAATTCACTAGCTATGTATCCTACACAGTTAAGAACTATTACTGAAGATGATTATATTATTAGAACTTTATCTTTACCTTCTAAATTTGGTTTAATTTCTAAAGCTTATGTAACTCAAGATATGGGTATTAGTGTTAATTACCCAACAGATCTATTAGCCACTCAAAATCCTAATGCTATTTCACTTTATATTTTATCTAAAAATGTAAATAATAATTTAATATTATCTAATCCTGCTTTAAAACAAAATTTAAAAACATTTCTCTCCGAATATAGAATGTTAACTGATGGGGTTAATATTAAAGATGCTTTTATTATTAATATAGGAGTAAATTTTGATATAATTGTTAGACCAAATTATAATAATAAGTTAGTCTTAAATAATTGTTTAACAACTTTACAATCATTTTTTAATATAGATAAATGGAATATAAATCAACCTATTATACTATCTGACATTTATAGTATTTTAGATCAAATAGAAGGAGTACAAACTGTACAAAAAGTAGATATAATTAATAAAGCAGGAACTACATCAGGGTATTCACAATATGCTTATGATATTAAAGGAGCTACAATTAATAATATTATTTACCCTTCTTTAGACCCAAGTATTTTTGAAGTCAAAAATCCTACATCAGATTTAAATGGTAGAGTAGTTACTTTATAAAAAAGTATTTTAATGTATATTTATATTATATATTAAATTTATGGCTATTTATAAATTATTTCCTTCTAAAGATACTTTTATTTCCTCATATCGTTCAACTCAAAATTTTGGTAGAGACGAAATTTTAGAAATATCTAATCAAACTGAAATCACTTCTATAAACGCCGATGTAACACGAGCGTTAATTCAATTTCCTACTTCTCAAATAATAGATGTAGTTAATAATAAAATAAGTGGAAGCAGTTTTGTTTCTTATCTTAAATTATTTTTAGCTAATGCTACTTTACCTATAGATTATAGTATTTTAGGTTATCCTATCTCTCAAAGTTGGGATATGGGTTTAGGTAAATCTGCTGATACTCCTATAACAACTGACGGTTGTACATGGATTAGTACAGGTACTACAAATTGGGCTTCTTCTGGTAGTTCATTTACTACTAGTTCTTTTACTTCCCAATCTTTTATCTACACTGATAGTAAAGATATTAATATGAATTTAACCTCAATTACTAATTTATGGTATTCAGGTTCAATTCAAAATAATGGTATTTTATTAAAACTTTCTTCTAGTATAGAAAATAGTACTACTCCATTAATTACATCTTTCTTCTCAATGGATACTCACACTATATACCCACCACAATTAGAATTTAAATGGGATGATAGTATATATTCATCTTCATTAACTCAGGTAACAACATCTGATTTTACTCCTGTAATTTCTAACAACAAACCTGAGTTTGAAGAGAATACAACTTATAATTTTAGAATTAAAGCTAGAGATAAATTTCCTGCTAGGCAGTTTACTACTACTTCTGTATATTTAAATGTAAAAGCTTTACCTTCATCTTCATATTGGGCATTAAAAGATGTAAAAACTGAAGAAATGGTAATTGATTTTGATATTAATTATACTAAAATAAGTTGTGATAATGTTAGTAATTATTTTAAATTATACATGGATGGTTTAGAACCTGAGAGATATTATCAAATTTTAATTAAAACCATATTATCTAATGGTGAAACTATAGTTATAGATGATAAATCAAATTATTTTAAAGTAGTTAGATAATGGCTGAAACAGTTCAATTAAATAAAACAGTTTATGGTAAAATTACATATCCCAATGTAATTGATACTGAATTTACCCAATTATTAAATATCCAAACTGAAGTTACTTCTTCTGCTATGACTGTAGATCAATTTTTTCAAGGGTATAATGATTTATTCTATGAAATACCTATTGAAGGAGATTTCCATACACATTTAGAATTAATAAAACGAAGTACAGAATATGTTGGTGTTAACCAAAATTCAGGAGAAATAGATGCCTTATTAGATGAGATAAATCAATTACGCCTTGAAAACTTAACTCAACAACAAACTATAGATGAATTAACAGCATCCAAATAATGGAAATTACCAACATATCAAATATTGACTCAACGCAATTTATAAATCAAGACTATACTACTAAAGATGAATCCTTATTAAATTCATTAAATGTAAGTAAAGAATTTGGTTTACCTGAAGATAAAGTAGAAGTACATATTATAACACCTAATGGGGATATAATAGATTCTGTTTATGATTTTAGAAACTACACTACAAGACAAACCTATCAGGATACTTCTTTATATAACCAAATCGAATTAGACCCTAAATCTGATTTAGAATCATTTGGATTAAACCAAGGTCAATATGATATTAATTATAATTTTTATAGAGAATTATTTTCAAGCTCATTAGCTAATAAATTTTATATTACTGATATATCTTCTGATCGTACTGAAATAAAGATATCTACCAATAATACCTCATACACAGATTTAGGTCAGTCTTATTTAAATTTTGTAGTTGAACGTAATTCAAGAGCATTCTACTCAGATTTTATTTTAAATTTTGGAGATAATAAAACTTATATAGGGGTTAATGTAGCTTTAGATAATGTTAATACTGAATTACCTAGTTTATATATTAAATTATATGAACCTTTACCTTCTAATTTTACATTAAAAGATACATTTTGGCTAGTAGAAAGTATTTCTGAGCCTTTCTCTTTTAATGTTAATACTGAGTTTATAGCTGAAAATGTATCTGATACTACTTTATTACGAGGGCCTAATATTAATATAGAATTAACAGAAACAACTAACTTAACAACTCCCTATTTAAATTTAAACACTTTATTAAGTTCTAATATTTCTTCTTCATATCAACAATTACAGTCTTGGTTAGAAGAAAAAAGTATTGAAATAACAGTTGATTATAATGATTTTTCTAACTTTGTTCATTTCTCTTCTGCAAATGAAAGATTAGAAAATTTTAAATATAAATTAAATCAAATTCAAACTATACAAAATGATATAGATGATATTAATGGTTTAAATATATCTTCAAGTGTATTTTATACTTCTACTAGTGTTATTACCTTACAAAATCAACTAGATACTCTTATTCAAAAATTAGATGGATATGAATATTTTTTATACTATGAGTCTGGAAGTAATTCTTGGCCTAAAACTAATTCAACTAAACCTTATATAAATTCTGCTGTCACAACATCTGCAGCTTTAAATTGGTTTGGTTCAATTGACTATACTTCACAGTATTATGGTGGTCAAATATTAGATGCTGATAATTATGATATTAATAATAGAGATTATATTTGGAATAACTTACCAGAATTTATTAAGGAAGATTCTCAAAACTTTAACTTAGAGTTATTTATTTCTATGTTAGGACAGCATTATGATTATATTTGGACTTATATTAAAGATATAACTGACATTACTGTAGCTGATAATAGAATTGATTATGGGATTTCAAAAGATTTAGTAGCAGATACTTTAAGGAATTTTGGAATAAAATTATATACTAATTCTCGAAATCAAGAAGATTTATATCTCTCTCTTTTAGGAATAGACTCTAACGCTGGTACTTTGCCTTCTACAGGTTCTTACATGATAAATAATTATGTAACTGCTTCTCAATATACTATTCCTGATAATGACATTGTAAAAGAAACATATAAAAGGTTAAATCACAACTTACCTTATTTACTCAAGACTAAGGGTACAAGAAGAGGACTACGTGCTTTAATCAATTGTTTTGGTATTACTGATACAATTTTAAAAATTAAAGAATATGGTGGTAATAAAAAAGATTTAGATATAATTGAACAAATTACCCCTAAATTTAATTACGCATCATCATTAAATACAGAATCTCAAGGAAGTTCTTACATTTTAATACCAGGAATCCCTTCTTATAAACAATACTTAGATTCAGGTTCAAATGATACTTACCCTGACACTTTAGAATTTAGATTTAAATTAGATAGCAGTAATATATTACCTACACAGTCTATATTAGAATCTAGTAATAATAACCAAATTATTAAAGTTACTTATATATCAGAATCATATGCTAATATTAATTTTGGTTTAAGTAATAATAGTAATCCTTCTTATTCTACTCCTATAGCTCTTCCGTTATATAATGATGATTGGTGGACTTTAAATTTAACTAGAGAAACTGGTAGTTTAAGTAGATCCAACACATTTTATTCTAATACCCCCCAAACTTATACTTTAACTATTGGTAATAAAGATTCTAATGGAATCCAATATTTAGAATCTTGTTCTATATATAGAGACGGACTAATTAATAGTAATTTTATATATTCATGGATAGATAGTGAACTCTATCCAGGAGGAATAAACAGTACTTATCCTTTTATAGGTTCAATTCAAGAATTTAGATATTGGGTAGGTTCTATCCCTATAAATAACTTTAAGGATCATATTTTAAATCCTCAATCTATCGTTTTTAATAATGTAAGTGGTTCATATAACAACCTAATATTTAGAGCACCATTAGGTTCAGAGCTTGATATTAATGTAGGAATTCAAACATCAGTTCATCCTTCAAATACTGCTTCATTTTGGGCAGGAGTAACATCTTCAAATTATAATGTTTATTCTTCTTATATCACTAACCATGAAACATATTTAATTAATACTCCTAATATAGGAAGTATTACAGAAATAGATGAAAAAGTAAGAATTGCAAATCCTAATTTAGTACCGGGAGATGTATTAACACCTTATATTTCAATTCAAAAACCTGAAATTTTCCCTATAACAACTGATTTAAATATAGTTGAAGTAGCAATATCTCCTCAAGATTCAATTAATGAAGATATTATTTCTCAATTAGGTTCATTTAATATTGATGAATATATTGGAGATCCAAGATTAAATTCTTCTAATACTTACCCTGCTTTAGATGAATTAAGAAATTTTTATTTTAAAAAATACTCTGATTCTCAAAATGTTTTTGATTTAATTAAACTTTTATCTTATTTTGATAATTCGTTATTCAAAATGATAAAGGATTTTGTTCCTGCTAAAGCTAATTTATCAACAGGATTAGTTATTAATACTAATATTTTAGAAAGAAATAAGATAGCAAGACATGAACCTGCATTATCTTTTATTGATTACAGTGGCTCAATAGAAACTGCTTTTATAACTGGGTCAAATGGGCTTGATGAAATCTATAATACTTCATATACATCATCTACAACATATGTCTCAGGTAGTATAACTAAATATAATACTGATAGTAGAGAATTATTTACAGGTGAATTAGGAGGTACAGTGATAATAGCTCATTCTCAAACAAATGAAAATATTGTTTATGAATTAAATACTTTATCTACATCTGCTTCTCAAGATATTAATCAAAATTTCTATAGATTACCTTTAAATCCTACATTAAATAATGTTCTAACAGCTAGAACATCTACTAAATATCTAGATGTTGATTACTCTTATACTCCAATTACTCCAGTTAATTTTAATTATTTAACTAGTAGTCTATTTTCTAATTTAAATACAAATGCATTTACTTTTTTAAATGCTCCTGTACAAGATAGTAATTATACTTTATCTAGACATATTATACCTAGATATTTAGGTAGTAAATTAGAAGGATTTACTTATAACATTTATACTTTTGGAGATACTTCTTATGGTAATGATCCTGTAATAGATTATAATAATGTTGAATTTGCTTATTTTAATGAAATAACTTCTCAATCTCTAACATTACCTGGAAGAGTAAATGCTAATATTAAATATTTAATTAATAGTGCTTCTAATATTGTTGAATTAACTGAAGC